ATGACTAGTCTTAACTTCGAGCTTCTCAAATGGCAACAAGAGGTCTTTAAAGACCCTCATCGCTTTAAAGTAGTTGCAGCAGGGCGTCGCTGTGGTAAGTCTAGGCTCTCCGCAGTGACCCTGCTCATTGAAGCTCTAAACTGTCCTGAAGGCTCAGCTGTGATGTACATAGCCCCCACCTTAGGACAAGCTAGAACGATTATGTGGGACTTGTTGAATGACTTAGGTAGACCTGTCATCAAGTCTTCCCATGTGAACAACTTGGAGATCACTCTTGTCAACGGTAGGAAGATTCTGGTTAGAGGTGCTGATAACCCTGATTCTCTACGGGGTGTTTCTCTTACCTACGTGGTTCTAGACGAATGTGCCTTTATTAAGGAAGACACATGGCAGAAGATCATCCGAGCTTCCTTGTCAGACAAGAAGGGTAGAGGTCTATTCATCTCGACACCCTCAGGACGTAACTGGTTCTATGACTTGTTTAAGCTAGGTCAGGAAGACACCAGTGGACACGTAGATGAAGAGTGGAAGTCATGGCACTTTACCACTAAGGACAACGAGACTATCGATCCTAAGGAAATTGAAGCTGCTGAGAGAACCCTAAGCTCCTTCGCCTTTAAGCAAGAATACCTGTCTTCCTTCGATAACGCTGGACAAGAGGTATTCAAAGAGGAATGGTTAAAGACAACTCCTGAGCCTCAGTACGGTGAGTACGTAGTAGCTATCGACTTAGCTGGCTTCGAGGAAGTAGGTAAGAACCCCGGTGCTGTTAAGTCCAGACTCGATGAGTCAGCTATCGCTATTGTCAAGGTAGAGGATAACGGAGATTGGTGGGTTAAGGACATCATCGCTGGTAGATGGGATATTAAGTCCACAGCAGCTAAGATCTTGAATGTTGTCCATAAGTACAAGCCTATCGCTGTAGGTATCGAGAAGGGTGCTCTGAAGAACGCTGTAGCTCCTTACCTCAATGATTTGATGAGGAAGAACAACGTCTACTGTCACATCTCAGATCTGACACACGGGAACAGGAAGAAACAAGATCGTGTTGTCTGGTCTCTACAAGGTCGTATGGAGCATGGTCGTATCTCCTTCAACGAAGATGTGGACTGGAAGGAAACCTTTGACCAGATCTGTATGTTCCCTACGGCAGGGGTACACGATGACAGGGTTGATGCTCTGTCTTACATTGACCAGTTAGCCATCACTAACTACCAACAAGACTACGAAGAGGACTCATGGGAGCCTCTAGATACTATATCTGGTTTTTAATACAAAAGACTTGACAAAGTAAACCTTTTAGTGTATATTGCGTTTAACTTAGTAGGAATACCTAATAAATATGGAAAATATGGACAACGACAGCATGTCTTACAACGAAGGCACGAAGTGGGAAGAACCTACGGACTCAGACAAGGAATTAACTCAGTTCGTTGTTGACCACTGTGACCGCTGGCGTGATTACCGCGATACTAACTTCCTAGACGCATGGGAAGAGTACGAGCGCATCTTCCGTGGTCAATGGGCTAACGAGGATAAGACCCGTGAGTCCGAGCGTTCTCGCTTAGTTAGTCCAGCTACCCAACAGGCTGTAGAGACTCGTCACGCTGAGATCATGGAAGCTATCTTCGGTCAGGGTGACTTCTTCGACATCGAAGACGACATTCAAGACGTTAACGGTAACGACATCGACGTAGAGGTGTTAAAGGCTCAGTTGATGGAGGACTTCTCCAAAGACAAGATCCGTAAGAGCATCGACCAAATTGAGCTAATGGCTGAGATCTACGGTACAGGTATCGGTGAGATCGTAGTCAAGGAAGAGATTGAGTATCGTCCAGCTACTAAGGCTATCCCCGGCGTACAAGGCCAAGCAGCCATTGGCGTAGAGGAAGCTAAACGCACAGCCGTTAAGATCGTTCCTGTCAACCCTAAGAACTTCCTCTTTGACCCTAACGGAACCTCTATCGAAGAGTGTATGGGTGTTGCCATTGAGAAGTACGTGTCTATGCACAAGGTTGTTAAGGGCATGGAAGACGGTATCTATCGTAAGGTCAACATTGGCCCTATGTACTCAGAGGACTCCCTTGAAGCTACTCAAGAGTCCACTCAGTTCAAAGACGACAAAGTTAAACTGCTTACTTATTACGGTCTAGTGCCTCGTGAGTACTTGATGCAGCTTGAGAACAACGAAGCTGAGATGGTTGACTTGTTCCCTGAAGACTCAGCAGCTGATGACTACGCTGACTTGGTTGAGGCTATCATCGTTATCGGTAATGACTCGATGCTCCTGAAGGCTGAAGAGAATCCTTACATGATGAAGGATCGTCCTGTTGTCTTGTATCAAGATGACACAGTACCTAATCGTTTGTTGGGTCGTGGAACGATTGAGAAGGCTTACAACATGCAGAAAGCCATCGATGCTCAGGTGCGTAGTCACTTGGACTCTTTGGCCCTCACAAGCGCCCCTATGATCGCTATGGACGCTACTCGTCTACCTCGTGGTGCTAAGTTTGAAGTGAAACCCGGTAAGGCTATCCTCACCAACGGCGCACCTCAAGAGATCTTGTTCCCATTCACCTTCGGTCAGACAGGTACTAATAACTTAGCTACCTCTAAAGAGTTCGAGCGTATGCTTCTCCAAGCTACAGGCACTCTAGACTCACAAGGTATGGTGTCTTCTGTGTCTCGTGACGCTGGTCAAGGCGGTATCTCGATGGCTGTTGCCTCGATTATCAAGAAGTACAAACGTACTCTGACCAACTTCCAAGAAGATTTCCTGATGCCTTTCATCAAGAAGGCTGCTTTCCGTTACATGCAGTTCGATCCTGAGCGTTATCCCTCAGTTGACATGAACTTCACAGCTACAGCTACCTTGGGCATTATGGCTCGTGAGTACGAACAACAGCAGTTTATCGCTCTGTTGCAGACTCTTGGCCCTAATACTCCTGTGTTGCCTGTGATCTTGAAGGGTATTATCCAGAATAGCTCATTGAGCAACCGTGGCGAATTGATGATTGAGCTGGAGAAGATGTCACAACCTAACCCAGAACAGCAACAAATGGCTCAAGCACAGGCTCAGTTGCAACTTCAGGCTGCTCAAGCGCAGATCGCAGTGAACACTACTCAGGCTGAACGCAACAAAGCTGAGGCTATGAGCACTATGATCGACGCTCAGTTGAAGCCTAAAGAGGTTGAAGCCAAGATTATCGCATCTACTACACAAAACTTGCCTACTAACGATGAACTTGCAAGCAAGGAGTTCGATAAGCGAGTGAAGATTGCTGAATTGATGCTCAAAGAAGCTGATATTAAGAATAAAAGTAAAATTGTAGAGATGCAAATGTCTGAGAAAGTAGCTAAAATAGGGAATATGGACGAACAATTCCTTAATAAGTTAACTCAAGGACTGAACAACAATGGCTGACCCTAAAGAAATCATCAAAAAGATCGATGATGGCTCTCTAACCTACGACGAGCAGCTAATGTTGCTCTCTCAGGTCGAACAAACCATTAAAGAGCAGCAACAGCAGAAGGACGAAGAGCTTCAGCTCAAAGCTGACTACGTTATCGAAGCTTTTAACAAGATTAAGAGCGATCTAGAGAAGCGTATCAACGAGTTTGAGGTGAAAGAGCCTTTACAAGGGCTTAAAGGCGACAAGGGTGACAAGGGTGAGCGCGGAGATGACGGCTACCAAGGTCGTGATGGTAAAGACGGTAAGGATGGCGTCAATGGCGTAGACGGTATCGACGGTGTAGGCGTTGCTGACGCTCATATTGACTTCGATGGTACGCTTGTTATCACGTTAACCAACGGTAAAGAGATCACAGCTGGCGATGTAGTGCCTCTAGACCTCTCTGAGAAGCTTAAAATCTTCTACAACACCTCACCTAGTAGCTCTGGTGGTGGGGGCACTATCGCAGCTCAAGACGCTGACGCTGTAGACATCACAGGCGGCTCTATTGCAGGGATTACCTTATCTGGGGTAACTGTAGACAGCACAGCTCCTTATATTGATTGGGCTGGTTCAGCAGCTCCTTCCTACACAGAAGGACGTTTGTGGTATGACTCATCGCAGCACTTACTGACTTTTTTCAGTGATGTAAGTACAGCCCCTGTACATATTGGACATGATTTACAAATCAGGGTAGTTAACAACACAGGTTCTACTATTGCTAATGGCGCACCTGTTTACATTACCTCAACTTCTAGCGGTCAGTACTACCCTAATATTGCCTTAGCTAAGGCTGACGTATCTGCCACATCTGCTGTTATCGGTCTAACTAACGGCGCTATCGCTAATGGCGCTGTAGGGTATGTATCCGCTAGCGGTATTATTGAAAACGTAAACACAGGTACATTTACAGTCGGCGATGTCCTGTACCTCAGCCCCTATTCAGCTGGTCAGTTGATGAACACAGTGCCTCCAACAGGCGTTGCCATCATGGTCGGTAAGGTGACTTACGTTAATTCGTCTACAGGTCGTATTTACGTTAAACAGACTGCTCCTTTAGCTGTTGCAGCTTCTACCCTTACAGGCACTGTAGCTATCGCTAACGGTGGCACAGGAGCCGCTACAGCCTCTGCTGCTCGTACTGCTTTAGGTGCTGCTGGCTTGTCCGATGTACAGACATTCACTGTAGCTCAGCGCGGTGGTGTTACAGCGTTAACAGATGGTACAACCATTACACCGGACTTTGCAGCTGCCAATAACTACAGCGTTACTCTCGGTGGAAACCGTACCTTAGCTAACCCTACAAACTTGGTTGCTGGTCAATCAGGCATCATTAAGATCTCACAGGACGGGACGGGCTCTCGTACCTTGGCTTTCGGATCTTACTGGAAGTTCTCAGCTGGTACTGCTCCAACGCTAACAACAACTGCAAGCGCGGTAGACATCTTAGCTTACTACGTTGATAGCTCAACCACTATTACAGCTAAATTACTGACAGATCGTAAATAAAAGTAAAAAGTATACATAAAAAGCTTGACAAAGACTTAAAAGTAGTATACATTACGGTCTTATTAACTACTAGGTTCTCCTATTATATGGACAAAGAACTACAAGAATATTACGAAGAAGCTTTCAACATGATGTCCACTCAAGGGTGGAAAGATCTAATGGAAGACATTCTTCGGGTAAAGAATAGCTACGACACTATATCCTCTGTCACGGAAACACACCCATTAGACTTTCGTCGTGGACAGATGGATATTCTGAACTGGCTATACGGCCTAAAGGGGCTGTATGAGAAGGCGTATGAAGAACTACAAGCTGAAGGGGAACTTTAATGGCTCTCCGAATGTTTGAATTCGTTTGTTCTAATTCTCATCGCATTGAGGCTTTAGTTGATCCTGACACTACGCACCTATATTGTAGTAAATGCGGAAGGGAAGCAACAAGAGTTATCAGCGCACCGACCATGAAGTTAGAAGGCTTTACAGGCTCTTATCCTACAGCCTATGACGCATGGGATCGAAAACGAGCTGAGAAGCTTGCTATCGAGAAGAAGCAGAACTCATAAGTACTACGTTACCGAGTTTATTTTAAAAATATCCTAGAACCACATTATTTTACTTTTAGTGGCAGGAAAGAGGGCAATATGTTAATTGATGAAGACGAGTCGCAAGGTAAGTTTGACCAAGTAGAAGATACTGACAACCAAACTAATACGGAGCAAGTTGAAGCAGCTAAAGAGGAAGTTAAGTCTGTCATTCCTGAGAAATATCAGGGTAAAAGTGTAGACGACATCATCAAGATGCACCAAGAAGCTGAAAAGCTAATCGGTAAACAAGCTCAAGAAGTAGGTGAAGTACGGAAACTTGCTGATGACCTTATCAAGCAGAACCTCCAATCGACAAATAAACCTGTTGTAGAAGAGCCTGAAGTGGACTTCTTTGAAGATCCTCAGAAAGCAATTCTAAAGACTGTTAATAATCATCCTGATGTCTTAGCTGCTAAACAAGCTGCTCAAGAGTTCAAGAAGATGCAGATTCAACAGAAGCTATCGCAGAAACATCCCGACTTCGTTGAAGTCGTACAAGATGCTGGCTTTGCTGAGTGGGTGAAACAATCACCTGTTCGTATGGGCCTCTACGCTAAGGCTGATGGTGAGTTTGACTTTGACAGCGCAGATGAATTGTTGTCTACCTATAAACAACTGAAGACTATTCAGACTAAGCAAGTCGCTGCTGTGGATAATACAGCGCGTCAGCAGTCTTTAAAGGCAGCTAGTGTGGACGTAGGTGGAACTGGTGAATCATCCAAGAAAGTCTATAGGCGCACCGACCTTATTCGGCTGAAGATGACAGATCCTGATCGTTACGAAGCACTCCAACCAGAGATCATGCTTGCGTACAGTGAAGGACGGATCAAGTAATTTAATTTTAATATTTAATTTTTTAAGGATACTTTTAAAATGGCACTCGGAACCGCACACGTAACCGTGACTACAGCAGCTAACTTCATTCCAGAAATTTGGAGTGATGAAATTGTTGCTGCTTACAAGAAAAACCTCGTTGCTGCTAACCTCATCAAAAAGATGTCGTTCAAAGGCAAAAAAGGTGATACAGTTCACATCCCTAGCCCTACCCGTGGCTCAGCTTCTGCTAAGGCTGCTTCGACTCAAGTTACATTGATCGCTGCTACCGAAGGCGTTGTGGACATCTCGATCAACAAGCACTATGAATATAGCCGCATGATCGAAGACATCGTTGAAGCTCAAGCTTTGTCTAGCCTCCGTTCTTTCTACACTGAAGACGCAGGTTACGCTTTGGCTAAGCAAGTTGACACTGACTTGATTAAATTGGGTCGTCTGTCTCAAGGCGGCACTGGCGCTCGTTACTCTGGCGCTTTCATCGGCTCTGATGGCACTACTGCTTACAACTACAGCACAGACAACCAAGCTGCTCTGACTGATGCTGCTATCCGCCGCTCTATTCAGCGTTTGGATGACTCTGACGTTCCTATGGACGGTCGTTTCTTCATCGTTCCTCCATCAAGCCGTAACACTTTGATGGGCCTGTCTCGTTTCACTGAACAAGCTTTCGTGGGCGAACAAGGTGGTGGAAACACTATCCGTAACGGTGAAATCGGTGATGTGTATGGCGTTAAAGTGTACGTGTCTACTAACTGTGACACTGCTAACGATGCTGATGACGGTTCAGGTACAGCTCAAGCTGCTCGTATCGCTCTGATGGGTCACAAAGACGCATACGTGTTGGTTGAGCAAGTTGGCATCCGTTCACAAACTCAGTACAAACAAGAATACCTCGGTACTCTGTTCACTGCTGATACATTGTACGGTGTTGGCGAGTTGCGTGACTACTCTAGCGTGGCTTTGGCTGTCTAATTGAGCTAATATGGTTCCAGCCTCTGTTTAGTCGAAAGATATTAAACATGTTGGAATCTTCTTTAGTTTATTAATATATCAATTAGGAGTAAATATAAATGGCTGCTGCTACCGCTGTCTCGGTTCGTCAAGGTAATGACCAATTCCGTGGCTTGTTTTCTGACACTTGGTCAGTATCGTGTACTTTGAACGTAGGTTCATTGATTGACGGTGCTGGAGAGACAGAAACTATCGCTGTCCCCGGTGTTACCCTTGGCGATGCTGTGTTGGGTTTCTCGTTCGGTGTGGATAAAGTTGGTGTGGTTTGCCACGCTTACGTGTCCGCTGCTGATGTTGTGACTCTGCGCGTTCAAAACGAATCTGGTTCTACTGTTGACTTGGCTTCTACTACTGTTAAAGTGGTTGTTGCTCGTCCAGTCTAATCAACTAAGGAAGCTCGAAAGAGCCTCCTTTTTAAATAGCTTATAATATAAAGTTATTCAGAAAGGAACCTTTATATGCCTTCAGTTACATTTCGTTACCTTCTTAACGGCAATACCGTTACTTTTACGCAACAAGTAGACATTGACTCAATGAAGGGTCATCCTGAATACGTGTTGGTGGAAGACACTCCTGTAGCTACACCAGCTGCTCCGGCTGAAGCTCCTAAGAAGGCTGGAAGACCTGCTAAAGTAGTAGCTGAGGTGGCTTAATGGACGAAGTATCAGCACGTGAGTTTGGTAAGCTAGAAGCTCAGGTAGAAGCTCTCCAAAGTGAGGTATCTGATCTACGTGGAGATGTTAAGACGCTTTTAGAGCTTGCTAACAAGTCTAAAGGTGGTTTCTGGATGGGTATGACAATAGCCTCAGGTGTAGGCGGTTTAATTACCTTCTTCGTTGATAGAATGTTTAAGTAAAAGGATGTAACGATGGCTACTAAGAAACAGAATGCTAAGGTCGGTAAGGTTATGGGTGAGTACAAAGAAGGTACTCTGCATAGCGGCAGAGGTGGCCCTGTAGTTAAAGACCGTAAACAAGCTGTTGCTATCGCTATGTCCGAAGCTAACATGCCCCAACGTGGTGCGCGTACAGCTAAAAACAAAGCTAAGAAGATCAAGTAATCGTGGCACGTCCAGTATCGGTAGGGTTAAACCTTACAGCTAACACTCTTACAACTATCTACACAGTCCCTACTGGTTACTGGGCTAAATGGAGCCTGATGTACTTGTTTAATAACGGTGGTTCAACTAAGAGTATTGCAGCGTATTGGCATGATGCTAGTGCTTCTACTGACATCTACGTTAATAACGGAACTATTGCATCAGGAAGCTACGTAAAACAAGACGGTAACGCCTATGTTGTCTTAGAAGAAGGCGATATGGTGAAAATGCAAAGTGAAGCTAGTAGCACATTTAGTACTATTTGCACCTTTGAGCTGTTCAAGAAAGACGGTATTTAATAATGGCTACATATTTAGATTTAGTTAATGACGTGCTTATTCGGCTGCGTGAGCCTGAAGTGGCTAACGTGTCTGATACCACGTACTCAAAGCTGATCGGTAAGTTCGTAAATGATTCTAAGCGTCAAGTTGAGAATGCTTACGATTGGAACGACATCTCCGAGACATTCACGTTCAATACTACAGCTAGTACATATCAATATGCACTGACTTCAGTTAATAGTCGTTACAAGATCCTCCAAGTGATCGATAACACTAAGAACATTACGATGAATCCTTGTCCTGTGGCTTGGTTCAATCGTCAAATCACAATGGATAATCCCACTAACAACGATCCTTATATGTACGTTGTCGATGGTGTGAATGCTTCACGTAAGCCTTATCTGAACTTGTGGCCTATTCCATCAGGTACTAACAGCATTAACGTGTACTTGGTTAATCCTCAGAACGATCTCTCAAATGACACTGATGTTTTATATGTGCCTTACGAGCCTGTGGTTCTGGGTGCTTTTGCCCGCGCCTTAGTTGAACGTGGTGAAGACGGTGGTATGAACAGCTCAGAGGCTTATCAGCTGTACAAAGCATCTCTCTCAGATCAAATTGCCTTGGAGTCTTCACGTTACGTTGACGGCACTAACTGGAGTGCTGTTTAATGTCTCAACAGACACAAGCGTTTGCGATCTCTGCTCCGGGCTTCTACGGCCTCAATAAGCAGGATAGTAGTCTTGACTTGTCTACTAACTACGCTCTTACTGCAACCAATGCTGTTATCGACAAGTTTGGTCGTATTGGTGCTCGTAAGGGCTGGACTAAGGTTAACTCTTCCGCTGTAACAGGTGATGTCAAAGTTATCGGTGAATTGATCTCCAATGCTGGTACTTCTTACATCCTTTGTGCAGCAGGTTCAAAGTTATACAAATTAAGTGGGAGTTCACTGGTTGAGCTTACCTACGGTGGTGGTGGCACTGCTCCCACAATCTCAGATGCTAACTGGCAGATTGCAACGCTGAACGGTATTGCTTATTTTTATCAGCGTGGTTATGATCCTTTAATATTCGATCCTGCCGTTAGCTCTACTACATTTAGACGAGTCTCTGAGAAGACAGGTCATTTAGGTACTGCACAGCAAGGCAACTGTGTTATTAGTGCTTACGGTCGTTTATGGTCTGCGGATACATCAACAGACAAGAATACCGTAGCCTTTAGTGACCTCCAAGCTGGTCACGTGTGGTCTACAGGTACTTCAGGTACTTTGGATGTCTCTACAGTGTGGCCCGCTGGTGCTGATGAGATCGTAGCCTTAGGAGCTTTTAACAACTTCTTGGTTATCTTTGGTCGTCGTCAGATCTTAGTGTACTCAAACGCTACAGACCCTACTGCGCTGGTTTTGAACGACGCTATCATAGGTTATGGTTGTATCGCAAGGGATACAGTAGCTAACACTGGTGTTGACTTGTTGTTCCTGTCTGATAGCGGTGTTCGTTCCCTACTCCGTACAGTACAAGAGAAATCTAACCCTCTTCGTGAAGCATCTAAGAATGTACGCGACGAGCTAATGGTTTACTTGAACAGCGAAACAGTTGAGAATATCAAAGCTGTTTACTCAGGTATTGAAGCTTTCTATCTGTTGAACCTTCCTTTTGCAGGTATCACTTACTGCTTCGATACTCGTCAAGCACTACAAGACGGCTCAGCTCGTGTGACTCAGTGGGACAATATTAACCCTACAGCGATGTTCGCAGCTAAGAACCGTACTCTGTATTTAGGTAAAACTGGTTACTTAGCTACATATTCAGGGTATAATGACAACACAGCTACCTATCGTTTTGAGTACTTTACTACTTATGTTGACTTAGGTAGCCCAACAGTTACCTCTATCTTGAAGCGTATCCAAGTCACTTGTGTCGGCGGTTCAGGCTTAGATTTAGCTATCAAGTGGGACTTTGATTACCTGTACGCTTACAGATCTCAGACGCTGACCATTCAAGACCAGACAGTAGCTGAATATGGCTTAGGTGAGTATGGAGCATCTCAGTATTCAACAGGCGTGGTCTTAGATATTCTCACTGCTCAGGCATCAGGTGCTGGAAAGGTCGTTCAATTAGGCTTTGAAGCTGAGATCAACGGTAGCCAACTTTCTATACAAAAGGTTGACATTTTAGCTAAACAAGGTAAAATTGTTTAAGGAAATAGGAATAATATAATATGAGTAATTACACTAAAAGCACTGACTTCGCTAGTAAGGATACACTTCCTTCTGGTGACTCAGCTAAGATCGTTCGAGGCACTGAGATTGATGCTGAATTTGAGGCTATTGAGGTAGCTGTCAACACTAAGTACGACTCAAGTTCTACCATTGCTGTCGCTAACGGCGGTACAGGAGCTACCACAGCAGCGGGAGCACGTACTAACTTAGGTCTAGGTACAGCTGCTACAGGTGACATCGGTACTGATGTCCAAGCTTACGATGCTGACACAGCTAAGACTGATGTTGTTCAATCCTTCTCTGTTGCTCAACGAGGCACTATCACAGCCTTGACTGATGGCACTACTATCACTCCTGACTTCGCAGCAGCTAACAACTTTAGTGTTACCTTAGGTGGCAATCGTACATTGGCTAACCCAACTAACCTCACAGCTGGTCAATCTGGTGTCATCGTGATTACTCAGGACGGTACAGGTTCACGTACATTGGCTTACGGCAGCTACTGGAAGTTCCCTAGCGGTACAGCTCCAACACTGACTACTACAGCGGCTGCTGTTGACGTACTGGCTTATTATGTCGAGAGTTCTACTCGTATTACAGCACGTGTGGTTGGAGATACTAAATGAGCGTAATTACCAATAATCTGTTATTGACAGGCGGAGGCGCTGAAGGCTACCAGATTAGTCGCTCTGTGCGTCTGCGCTCTAGTGCGTCTGCTTACTTTAACCGCACACCAGCAAGCGCAACAAACCGCCGAACATGGACATGGAGTGGTTGGGTAAAGCGTGGCAGCCTGTCAACTGCTAATAACCAGTACTTGTTTAGCGCAGTGCCTTCTTCATCTGTGCGTGACGCTATTGTATTCAATACTTCAGCTGGCCTTAGCGTCTTTGCAAACGATGGCTCAAGTGCTTTGTTGGTCACTACTCAAGTATTCCGCGATCCCTCAGCTTGGTATCACATTGTTGTCGCAGTGGACACTACTCAGGCAACATCGTCAAACCGAATTAAAGTTTACCTAAACGGTACACAAATTACTTCATTTTCGACATCTACTTACCCTTCATTAAACTATGATTGGGGTGTAAATAATACTGTTCGTCATATTCTGGCAGACGATGCAGCAAACGCTCCAACAGGTACATACCACTTTGATGGCTACCAAACAGAAGTCAACTTCATTGACGGTCAAGCTCTGACACCATCGAGCTTCGGTGAAACAGACACAATCACTGGTGTGTGGAAGCCTAAAGCCTTCTCAGGCACATACGGCACTAATGGCTTCTATCTGAACTTCTCTGATAACTCAGCAGCGACAGCCGCAGCGATTGGCAAGGATTGGTCAGGCAACAGCAACAACTGGACGCCGAACAACATCAGCGTGACTGCTGGTGTGACGTATGACTCCATGCTTGATGTACCTACGCTGTACGCTGATGGTGGCAATGGGCGAGGGAATTACGCTGTGTTGAATTGGTTGGATGCAACATCTGGAGTGACAGACACAGAAGGTAATTTGAAGTGGACTGCGGGTTCTCCATACAATACTGCAAACAGAGCCACAATTTCTGTCACATCTGGTAAGTGGTATTGGGAAATAACTCCAACAGGAAGCTATGGAAACTTCACATGGGTAGGTGTTGCAGACGCAACAGCAGCAGTGACCAATATCGGTAGAACAACGAGTAACGCTTGGTATTACGCTGGCTATAACGGCAACAAATACAACGGCTCTGCTGTTTCGTATGGCGCAACCTTTGGAACAGGAAACGTAATTGGCGTTGCCTTGGACATGGATGCTGGAACTTTGACGTTCTACAAGGACAACACAAGTCAAGGTACTGCGTTTAGTTCTGGTCTAATAGGTAAAACTCTATCTCCAGTGTTGCATGATGGCGCTGCTGATGCTTCTGCTTATGCCAACTTTGGTCAACGCCCCTTCGCCTACACCCCACCCACAGGCTTCTTGGCGCTGAACACGCAGAACTTGCCTGACAGCACGATCACTAAAGGTGCGGCTTATATGGCGGCTACGACTTATACGGGTAACCTAACTGGTCAAAGCATTACAAACACGGCTAGTGGTGCATCGTTTCAACCTGATTTGGTTTGGATTAAGTCACGCTC